TGTATGTGAAATTACTAAATGTTGGCACCTCAGTACCTTTTATATAATAATGAGCGTCCAAGTCCAAAGTTTTTACACTATTACCATAAGTAACCCTAGCATAATAACCTCCGTATTGTGAGTTAGGGATACTTGCATACTGTTTAGCTATTGCGTCGGCTGTTTTAAACTCAGCGTTTATATACGTTTGATACGTACCCGTGTATGTACCAATAACTCCTCCATTTTCTTTACTAATTATATCTAAAGTACAATTACGACCTAGTGGGTTATATAAATAAACCGTAGCACCGTCGCCAATAGTAAAATCATTTAAACTGGTCGGCTTTGGATAGTCGTATGTAGTTTGACTAACACCATTACTGTACGACCATAAACCACTATCGGTACGTCTCAACGCTAAATAAAATGTGTATGATGTGTTAGGACTTAAACCAGTTACTAAACCACTATTAGGTAAATCATACCAATTAACATTATCCAAAGAATATTTAGCCCAGTCGACGCTAACATCAGCACTAAAACTATATTTAACGCTTGTTTCGTCATATTTCGATACACTAAAACTTGTTATATTTGCATATCTTGGTATAGTCGAGCAAGTCATTGTTTTGCTAACTTCTTGTATATATGAGCTACTATTCCACCTAGAGCTACTATAAGTATAATAAAATAATTGCTTAATATAAGCTGTTAAACTTAGTGAGCCGTCGTTGTTATTATTAAATGTAACACTACCACTTTTAATTACATCTCCAGCTGACCAACTTGTTTTTACAGTATCATATTGCTCAAATAAAACTTTACCTCCTAAAGATACATATAACGCATATAAATAAACGTAAGGCGTACCCTCAACAGTTATTTTATAGTCAACTGTTGTTTGATTAGTTGCTCCATTTGTTTGGGTAATATTTGTAATTGTTAGTTTTACGTATCCGTGTTTACTCGTATGAGTTTCATACGGACAACTGACACTTGTAGGGCTTATACTTGCCATTAACTACCACCTCCAGTACTAGGCACAAATGCCCAGCCTTGTAAATCTCCGCTGGTAATTGGTACTATTTTTATTGGTACCATTTTAAGCTCGTCCTCAGCCTCTAATTTTTTAACTAAAGTAGTATCTTTGTTTAAGCTAAATACTTTGGTAATTGTCCCATTGATATTAGAATATCCCGCAAACTCTAAAGGAGACATTACTGTATAATCTCCTAAATATACACTCGATTTGATTAAGACACCGTCTAAATTTATATTAACTTGAGTGTTCATAACCTCGCCGTTGGCTTGTTGCCATTGTGTTTTATATTCTCCAATAGCAAACATATTATCAGTAAAAGTAGCGTTACTATCAGCCGACCCGTAAAACTCGATAATATAATAATTATCTTTAGGTAATAATGCTTTAATTTCGTACTCCTCATAAAAAGCACTCTCTCCGCTTACTAACTCGATAATATGTTCCTCGTTTGAGTTATACAGTTTTACGTAACAGTTACCCGTTAAGTCTTTTCTTATTTTCGTAGTAAATGTATAGTAAGTATTAACACTTACCAATACTTTTTGAGATACTATTTTATCTAACAAAGTAAATGTATGACCACTTAAACTACCATTAGCTAAAGCCTCGGCACTACTTTGTATTGATAAGTTACCGTCTCCCTCAACAGTCCACTCGTTAGGGTTTCCGTCAGTATCATAAGCAAACATAACCGAGTTTTTAATTAAGTTATTACCACCGCTGTTTTGTACGCTATTTATGATATTATTTATATCTTGGTGGACTTTTGTAAAGTTTTCATTTATTACCCCGTCCTCCTCGTACATATCAGTAACTAATTGCTCTATACTTTGACCTTGTTTATCAACAATAATCTCAGTATTTTTAACACGTTTAGCTATTGTAGTAGCATATTGATATTGAGTTTGTGTTTTTGTATCTGCTATCGTCTTTAATATTTCTTTGATACCTCCGTCAATAGTGATACTAAAATTAAATAAAGATGTATTAAATACATCTCCAGCGTCATTTATAATATCAAAATTATCAGCTATCTCGTACCAGCCTAAGCCCTCGGTTGTTATTTCAAACGGATAATAACTTATCCCGTGTAGAGCATTATATATTGGTGTCATAGCGTTATCACGGTCTTTGTCTATAATCTCGTTGTTTTCGATTTTATATTCAGTAAGTCCGTTTACTTTTATACTTTCCTCGTCTTTCATAAAGATATTATCCTCTTGAGGCGTACGAGCTAATATTACGCTGTTTATCTCTCCATATTTAGGCTCTAATTTCCATTTTTTCATATTATCGTAAGTAAGTTGCTCTCCAGTAGCGTTGATACGTTTAAAATAAACTTTATCGTCATTACTTATAATACACGTACTAGCCGTTACTTGAGCTATTTGTACTAAAATATCACGATAAGTAATACCGTTAATATTTTCCCATAATTCTTGGGTTATTTCCCAATTATTATGGGTTAAAAAGCTAGTATTACCCAACTCCAAACCGCAAGCCTCACACAATTTTTGTGTGTACGTAAATAAATCTATTGGATACTCAACACCTAAAACGTTGTACTCTTTCATAGAGTTAATCATTTTATCATAACCGATTATCGTAGTTACTCCAGTATCTTTTACGGTAGTTATTTCAGTTATTAAAAATGACCCATAATCTAGGTACTCAAAGGCACCGTCAGTTAGTTTAACACCATATCCAACGTGTACCCATTTACCTAGTAAATTATGCTCTCCAAGATATTTAGCCTCTAATTTACGCATAGCACTTTTACACATACCAGTATCACAGCTAATTTTAAAAGATATTAAATCATTTTCACTACGTATATTGTTGTTATCTTCGGTAATATAAGCGTCTAGCTCTTTTATTGGTTGTTTCATAGCCGTTTTAAAATCATTACTAACAACTATCATTTTAATACCTCCTTTTTGATACTGGTACTAAAGATACTGTAAAAGGTTTATATAAGCCTTGAGATTTACTTTGTATTTCGACAGTATAATCTCCAGCATAATATTTGGCGGTAGTTGTGCCTTGTACTCTAACATCAAAATACTCGACCTCAAAATAATCAAGGTCGAGTAATTGGGTTAGTGTTGCCATTTGCTCTTGAGTAATATATCCTATATTTAACTCAATTTTTGGAAATATACCTATAAGGGTCGCTCTAACATCTCCAGCCATATTACGGTCGGCGTCTTTCCATAGTTTATTACGACCCACTTTATAATTGACAATAGCGGGTATTACATTACCATTGATTTTAATTAAATCTCCGTCATATATCATAAACTAAACACCTCCCCGTTTGTCTCAAAGTTTTTGTTATTTATACCCTCAATAAATTTATCTAAGATAGTATCCTCGCCAATTTTTACTACTAATTGGATAGGACTACCTCCAGCATTTCCTACTTTGCTAGCTAATTTGTCGGCTAGTTTATCTATCCAGCCCGTATTACGTTCTAGTGGCATTACAGCCTCTTTACCAGCCTCTCCTATCATAGCGTAAGTAGGTTTATCAACAATACCACCTTGAGCTAATTTTGGTATGGTTGGGATATTAAAGCCCCAACGTTTACCTCCTATTACTGGTACCCAGTCTGGTACATCAAAACCGATTTTATTTATCGCTTTTATGAAAAAGTTTAAAGCGTCAATAATTAAATTAACTACACCTTTTAGTACTCCTAGTATTGCGTCCCATATTCCGCTAAAGACAGCTTTTATACCGTCCCACGCTTTAGTCCAATTACCAGTAAATACGCCAACAATAAAATCGACTACTCCTCCAAGAGCTTTTAATACTCCGCTTACTACATCACTAATTACACCAAAAACCGTACCAATTACATTTATGATAAATGAGCCTACCACGTCTATAACTGGTTTTAATTTTTCTAATATCCAAGTGATTATTGGGTGGATAAATTTATTCCATATTTCTAAGGCTCCGTTTACTAACTTACCAATAAAATTACCCAGCTCAGTAACCATACCTTTTAAATGCTCGTCCCATAACCAAGACAACATCTCTAAAAATGGTGTAACTATTGGCTCAATAATGTTATCCCATATACTTTGGAATAAAGCTATTATATTAGTAGCAAACTGTCCTACGTTATCTATTAAAGGTTTACCGTGTTCGTTCCATAGGTCGACTAATATTTTACTAAAATCAGCCCATATCTTGCTCATTTGAGTAACGGCTGGGGTAATAGCGTCTTTCCATATAGAATTAAATACACCAGTAACACCGTCAATAATAGGTTGCCCCCAAGTTTCAATACCAGCTTGTACATCAGTCCAAAAAGTAGTCCATAATGTACTCATATTAGTAAGTACTGTACCAACATTTAACTCGATACTAGACCAAGTCAACGCCATATTTTCAACAAAAGCACCACCTAAGCTAGACCAATAATCAAAAATAAATTGAGCGTATGTTGTTACAGCACCCGCCCACGCTTGTATTGGCTCGCTGTTCCATATAGATTTAACTACATCTCCAACACTCCTAAAGCCATTTTTTATATTTTCAACTATTACATCTACTTTACTATTGATTTGGTCTAGTCCAGCGTCATACTCTCCTAAATCAAAATCAATATCGCCACCAGTAGCACCTCCGCCACCGCCTCCACTTGAGCTACTTGAGTTATCTTGTATTACGTTCATTTCGTCAAAACCAGCTAAAGTACCTTTTAACTTTTTAGCCGATTTGTTAGCGTCCTCTAAACCACTACCAACGGCTCCAATATTACTACTTACTTTTGCCGTCTCACTTGTAGCACTCGTAGATTTTAACCCTAAAAACTTGGCTAAAGTATTTAAGGCGTATGTGATAACTTTAGTAAAAGCTGTAACATAAGGTATTACAGCTTGTAATATAGGCATAAAAAAGTTACCAAAAGCTATACCTAGTTGTTGTACTTGGCTCTTTAATTGTCTCAACTGGTTACTTGGGCTGTCTAAAGTTCTAGCCAAGTCGCCTTGAGCGTTACCCGTTTGTTGCAAAATCGCACAGTAACGAGCAAGTACTTTTTGTTGCTGTGTCAACTCGGTACCAGTTTGGGCTATTCCTTGTTGATAAGCAACTTGTTTTATTGTATTTTCGTCTACTAGGATACCAAGTCTTTTTAATGGCTCAGTTTCTCCAGTAAGACCAGCATTTATTTTACTAAACGCCTCGTCGGTACTTAAATTATAAAAAGACGCCATATCGTTGGCTAAAAGCGTTACTCCTTTAGACATCTTTAAGGCGTTATCCTCAGCTAGACCCATTGAGGTAGTCATATTATAAATTGTACCAACATTTTTACGCATTTCGGTAGCACTTAACCCTAAGGCGTTGCCTACCTCCTCGCTCCAGTCTCTAACACTATCAGCCATATTTCCTAGTGATACCTCAAACAAGTTATCACTTTCGATAGCGTCCATACCCATTTGGATACTGTCTTTTATAACTTTACCAATACCAAGAGCAACAATACCCGTTTTTAGTTTTTTAAACGCCGACGTTACACCGCTTTGGGTTTTGTCAGCCGACTTTTTTAAACTAGCCACGGTTGTATTTGTCTTAGCTATCTCTTTTTTTAGAGCTGTCGTATTGGCTGTTATCAAGACTTGTAACTCGTCAACTGTCATTTAATAACACCTCCCATTTTTATAGTATTTCGACGGGCTTGTTTCTCCATTTCCTCGTCAGTCATTGGCTTTAGTTCGGTGTCTTTATCGCTAAAAGGCTTACTTGGGTAGTGTCTAGGGTCATTGACAGCAAAACCAATATACTTAGCCAATACATAATTAAGCGTATCAGCCTCTTTAAGCCTCATTTTTTCCTTTTCGTTAAATACTTTGACGTATTTTTCCCATTGTTTTGGGTTTAAGCTCCAAAAATAATGGAGGTCAAGACCTACTCTAATAGCGTCCTCCTCCATATCTCGCCACATATCGCCAAAATACTTATACTCTTTTATAGAGCGTTGTTGATTTCCTCGTTGACTTGAGCTTGACGTTTCGCTTTCAGCTCTCTCACTTTCGCCACGTCCAAGTCCCTCGATAAAAAACCGCCGTTAATTAAAGCCTCCATTATATCCATAACTAACTCGTCTTTATCGTTATCCTCCAAGTAACTATCGATAGTACCAATAGCCACATTTTTACTAACTCCGTGGTTACCGTTATCGTCAATAAGTCCTTTTTGAATAAATAAAGCTAAATTACCAATAGTAGTATCAGCGATACAATTTTCTATCGGTAATTTTTTAGTTTGTTCTATTTCGTCTACTTTCGTAGCGTTATATTTTAAGTTTAATTTCATAATATCCTCCTATTTTCTTAGTTTTTACGTGCATTGTAACGCAACGAGACGTACAATTACCCGTCTTTTTGTTTTTCGTTGCGTCTCACAGCACCATTTTTACACAAAAAAAGCGGGAGACCAGTATTTAAACCGACCTCCCGTTATAATTAAGCCGATTTAGTATAAACTGGTTTACCGCTAATACGTAGAGTAGCTGTAAATGTTGCTAAACCGTCCGTAGTTTTTTCTCCGTCCTTGAAAGACTTAACAAAAGCATTAAACACCCATTTAGCACCGCTTGGATAAGTTACTGTAAATTCTTCCATACTTTGGCTCTCAGCTAAAGCCAACATTTTCTCAACATTAGCCTCGTCTTTAATATTACCAGCAATAGACACCTCGCCAGCGTCTTTAGACCCAGCGATAAACTCTTTATAGTTGTCTGGGCTATCTAAGTCAGTAGCGTCGATTTCTTCACTTTCGACACCAATTTCGCCGATAGATGTTAAATTAGCGATTTTTAAGTCCTCAGTTTCGTTTCCGCTCTTAGTTTTACTAAGAGTTGTACCCATTGTACGAGTAGCTTGTTTTATTTCAGCCATATTTTACCTCCTTTTTGGTTATACTGTTTTGGTAAATCTATTTACGATATGAAATAGATTACCGTTATTTGGTACGTCGTTAGAAAACGACATTTTGTATAAATTTAGTCTCATAATTTCCTCAACTTGAGATAATACTTTACTAGCTGTTACACTATCCTCAGCCCATATATCAATTTGTATCTCTAAATCTTGACTTATGATGTTATTATCCAAGTCATAATTTAAAGCATTATTACCAACACTAAAAATAATAGCTGGTAAATCGTTAAATGTAGCTGGTTGTGTTTGCGATACATAGTAATTTAATTGTTTCAAACTGTTATAAATATCACTTTTAGGTAAGTACATAATTATTGACCTCCTTTACAAACTTTAGATAAATTGGTTTTGACATCACTTTTAAATAAGTCCTTTATGTATTTCTCATTTTGTTTTAGTGCTGGATACATAAACGGTTGAGCTGGCATACCTCCCCAGTCCTCTTTATATGTTAAATCTAGCCCCTCAATATCATAAGGATAGCTACCATTACCTTTTACACCAGTACCAAACTCAACGTATGGAGCATATTGTACATTAGTAAAAACACGCCCCTCTACGCTCTCGCTTTTTACTTTAACCTCTTGATGTATACTACCAGCAAGAGTACCAGTATCAACTGGAGCGAGTGCTTTAGCTTGGGCGTGTACTACTTTTGTAGCGTCTACCACGGTTTTTTTGAGTTCCATATCGGCAATTTTATTT